AACCAGTACTACCGTATCTTCCGCGTTACCAACCTCCACGGTAACACCAACTGATAAGTAGTATCTAAGACTTCGGGAAAGGGAGCCAGAAATGGCTCCCTTTTTCTTTTCTACATACATTATGCCTGGTAATAATATTTCCAATCTTGGTCAAAATTTCTTCCATTTCGAATTGGCAAGAATTCCAAAAGTAATTTACAATGTCCAAGAAGTAGCATTGCCAAATTTTTCAATGGCAGAACAAGATCAGCCAACGACTCTTGGTATTCCGATCAAAAGACCAATTGGTGCATATAAATTTGACAATCTCCAAATCTCATTTCTCGTAGATGAGTACATGCAAAATTGGCTTGAACTCTATAGATGGATGCGCCATTTAGGAAATATTGATAGTGATTGCGATAATAATTCATTAGCATTTAACAAGTGGATGACAACAGCCACTTTGCATATCACCAAAGGAACCTATAACGATAATCTAAAGGTAATATTCAGAGAAATATTCCCCATAGGTCTTTCTGGACTTCGTTTTACTTCTACTGCTGCTGCATACCAACCACAAGTTGCAACTGCAACATTTGCATATACTTACTACTCGTTTGATCCGGATCCGGGCAATATTTATAATTGATTTTATTCTATAATGTGTATACTTAAATTATGAATTTTGATGAACTAAAACAACAAGTCCAAGAAGATCTGAAGATTGATTCCACCGAACTAGCAATAGAATCGGTTAATACTCCACAGATCCATAATAAGTACCTCCTATTCCTCAAGAAGCACAAGGAAGCCCTAGCAGAGGACGAGAGAACGCTCCGTGTCATGCGGAAGTACAAGTGGCTGTATTACACAGGAAAGCTGTCTAAAGAGGAATTAGACCGTTTTAAGTGGGAGCCATTTGACCTAAATATTCTCAAGACCGATGTTGATCGGTTCATTGATGCAGATGATGATGTCATTCGTCTTGAAAGACAAATTACTGAAAAGAAAGAACTAGTGAGTTATTTAGATGGTGTCGTAAAGATCGTAGGAAACAGGCAATGGAATATACGATCAGCCATCGAATGGATCAAATTTAGTCATGGGCAGTGAAGAAGTAAAAATAGAAAAAATCGATGGTACATTCATCAAGATTCATTGCGAAAATTCAGTAGCAAAAGAGATATCCGATTACTTCACATTCAAGGTCCCTAACTCTCAATACTCACCAGCGTTCAAGCGTAGAATCTGGGATGGTCAGATTCGTCTGTTTAATTACTTCACGCGCAAGATATATACAGGTCTTAGAAACAAAGTAGTTCAATTCTGTCTTGACAGAAACTACGAATGTAAGTTTGAAAATTTCAAGGAGGAGTTCTTTGAGGATTATAAGTCTTATCTTGATGACCTACATCTATACTCAGATTCTGGCGAAATCCAGCTCAGAGACTATCAGAGAAGGGCTGTGGAAATGGCTCTTGATCATAAGCGTAGTCTACTGATATCTCCAACAGGTAGCGGTAAGTCTCTGATCATCTACTGCATTCTTCGCTATCTTCTCAGCAAGAACAAGAGAGTTCTTATTCTAGTTCCTACCACAAGCCTGGTCCATCAGATGAGATCGGACTTCATTGAGTATGCTGGAAAAGAATGGAATGCGGAAAAGAATATTCACATAATTTACGCAGGCAAAGAGAAAGAAACTACAAAGCCAATAGTGATTTCTACTTGGCAAAGCGTATACGAATTACCAGAGAAAACATTTGCAGATTATGATGCTGTGATTGGTGATGAATGCCATCTATTCAAGGCAAAGTCATTAGTCAAACTGATGAACAAGCTCAGAAACTGTCACATTCGCGTTGGCACTACTGGTACATTGGATAATATCCAAGTTCATAAGCTTGTACTTGAAGGTCTGTTTGGTCCACCAATTCGCGTTACAAGCACAAAGAATCTCATCGACAACAAAGTTCTTTCGCAGCTAGACATCAATTGCATTCAGCTGAAATATGCAAAAGAAGAATGCGATTCAATGAAGCGCAAGGCATATCAAGATGAAATTGAGTATATCATTTCTCACGAAAGAAGAAACAAGGTTGCAGAAAAACTTTGCTCTTCTCTCAAGGGAAATACTCTAGTGCTTTTCTCACAAGTGCAAAAGCATGGTCTTCCATTTTACGAATCTCTTCAGAACAGATGCATAGATAAAAAAGTGTATTTTATTTCTGGAATGACTCATGTAGAAGACAGAGAACAGATTCGTAAGATTGTTGACAAGTCTACCGATTCGATTCTTGTTGCGTCTTATGGTACATGCAGCACTGGTATAAATATCAAGAACATACACAATATTGTATTTCTGCATCCTTCAAAATCAATAGTTCGCGTTCTACAGTCAATTGGTCGTGGCCTTCGAATGTCAGAAACAAAAGATCATGTGATGATTTACGATTTAGTGGATGATCTTCGTCATAAGAAATATCAGAATCACGCATTCAATCATTTCCTGGAACGAATTAAAATTTACGAAAACGAATCTTTCAACTTTAAACTAGTCCCTATAGATCTCTGAAAGGATAAATAGTCATATGGAAACTACTTGCAGATTACTCAAGCTGAGAAGTGGGGAAGAAGTGCTGTGTCTGCTAGCGGGAGAGAATGAATCTACGATTCATGTTCTTCGCCCAATGGTTATCAAGTCTCATATGACACATGATAACTTTGGTGTCACCAGAGAGATTACAGTTCTTCGTAATTGGCTAGAATTTACTGAAGCTCAAGAAGTGGATATTCCAAAGGATCATATCGCTACCATTTTAAAACCAAGCGATAGCACTGTAAATTTATATCAGAACAGCATTCGCAAGGAAGAAAAAACAAAGAAAGCTGTCGAAGAAGCACAAAAAGAAATTGATGATATCTTAGGTGATGAAGACACCTTCAATCAAATGCTGAAAGATTTGGTGGGAGAAGAACCATCAGATGATAAAGAAAAGCCAAAAGATAATCTTTCTAAGCCACCGATGATGCCATTTCCTTTTGGAATGGGACCAAACAGTGTTGGAATGTATTTTTCGATTCCGCCTAATATCTTTGAAGATCTTTTAGAAAATGGTCTTTTAGATTTCGATGCCTTCATGGGTCCTATGGACGATGAAGAAGATGAAATTGGCGAGATCCTTATTCCAGAAATGGAACTAATGACTGACAAGGAAAAGGATAAACTCAAGAGAAAGGGAATTAATTTGGAAGACTTCCCTGATGATCCTCGTAAGTATATCGATGATATATCTGAGGATACTAAAGAGTAACTATTTAGTTACAATTTTACTTGTTGATCGCCTACACAGCGAAGTGTATCCAGAAGCCTAGATTTTGTCAATTGATTTTTTCTGGAAACATGATATTATTTACGCATGAGTAAAAAGAAAAAAATAGAAGAATTAGATGACATAATAGAGCCAGAATTAGTACCCGTAGTGGAGGAAGAAGAAAAATCCCACTATGTGGATAATAAAGAATTTTTGGCTGAGATGATAAAATGGAAAAAGAAGTATAATGCGGCTGAGGAGTCTGGCAGAAAGAAACCCCCAGTTTCAAACTACATAGCAGAATCCTTTTTAAAGATCGCAGAACATCTTTCTTATAGACCAAACTTCATGAACTACCCCTATAGAGAAGAGATGGTAGGGGATGGAATCGAAAATTGTTTGATGTATGCTCACAATTTCGATCCAGAAAAATCAAAAAATCCCTTTTCTTATTTTACCCAAATCATATACTTTGCCTTCCTAAGACGCATCGAAAAGGAAAAGAAGCAGTCGTACATCAAGTACAAGATCATGGAAGACAATGCAGACGAAAGATTTCATCGTTGGTTCAAAGAAAATTACTTTGCCAAGGATAGTTCTGCCAGCTTTAGAGAGATCTTCAACCTCACGGAAAACGATGTGAATCGATTCGGTGACGATAAAAAGAAAAAGAAGAAGAAAAAGGTCAGATGAAGATAGCAATTATCAACGATACTCACTTCGGAGCAAAGAACGATTCTCCTGTTCTTCTAGAACACTTCATTCGGTTCTTTGAGTTGCAGTTTTTTCCGTACTGCATAAAGAACAATATTCAACGAATAATTCATCTGGGTGATTTCTTTGATCGTCGCAAATATATCAACTTCAATACCCTGAAGCAAGTTCGTACTAGGGTGATTGAGCCGATGGAACAGATGGGCATGTCGATGCAAATCATCATCGGAAACCACGACACTTATTTTAGAAATACGAATAAAACAAACTCTCCGCAAGAACTTCTTGAGAAGTATTTTCACATAGAAGTCGTGAACGAACCAAAGGATCTACTATATCCAGATGTCACGATTGGTGCAGTTCCCTGGATTTGCGAAGACAATCTTCCTCAATGCTTGGACTATATCAAGAACTCAAAGGCTCACATTCTTATGGGCCATTTTGAGATCGTTGGATTTGAAGTTCTTCGTGGGGTATATCACGAATCAGGACTTCAGCGAGAGATGTTCGATAGATTCGAAACTGTTATGTCAGGTCACTTTCACCTGAAGTCTCGCCATAAGAATATCGAATATCTTGGAACCCAGTACCAGATGGGTTTCACAGATGTAAACGAACGAAAAGGGTTTCATGTTTTTGATACCAAAACACGGGATCTTGAATTTGTTCAGAACACAGAAGAGCTGTTTCATAGAATCATTTACGATGACTCTCTACCAGAGCATCTAGAGAATCTTGACTTCTCTCAGTTCCATGATAAGTATGTGAGACTGATTGTTCAGAGAAGAAACAAGCCAGTATTCTACGAAAAGTTCATAACGAAATTGAACGAAGCAAAGCCATATGATGTAACAGTCGTAGATGAAGAAATAGAAATGAACTATTCGTCTATTGATATTGACATGAATATGGATACAATAACGATGATCTGCAAGGAGATAGACGATCTATCTGAGATCACGAACAAAGACGATATCAAGAATATCATCAAAGATCTGTACCACGAATCCCTTACTATAGATGATTAACTTCAAGAAAATCAGGTTCAAGAATTTCGGTTCCTTTGGCAACAACTTCTCGGAGATTGACTTTGAGAAGAGTGCCACGACTCTGGTTAGTGGGTCGAACGGGAACGGAAAGTCTTTTGCCTTTCTTGATGCAATCACATTTGGTCTGTTCGGAACTCCATTTCGAAACATCAATATTCCTCAGCTGGTAAACAGCGTAAATAAGAAGAATTGTTTGGTTGAAGTAGAGTTCGAAGTCAACAAGGCGCAGTACAAAATCATTCGTGGTCTTGCACCAAAGGTGTTTGAGATCTATAAGAATGGAGTGATGATCGAACAAGCTGCCAAGACGAAGGATTATCAGGATATGCTTGAGAATCAAATTCTCAAGATGAACAAGAAGACCTTCATGCAAGTCATCATTCTTGGTAAGTCATCCTTTGTCCCTTTCATGGAATTGCCTCCATCGGATCGTCGCCAAGTCATCGAAACCATCCTAGATATTGATGTCTTTTCTTCAATGAACTTGATTCTGAAGGGCAAGCTTTCTCAGATACGGGAGAACATCAAAAGTATCAAGATTGACCTTAAAGTTACGGACGAAAAGATAAAACTGTATGAAAATACGCTCAAAAATTTGCAGTCAAACTTTGAAAAAAACATTGAAGTACTGGATACTAAGATTAAAGAAACGGTTCAGGAGATTGAAGACTCTAGAGCAAAGATTAAGCTTCTAAACAAGCAAATCCTCCAAGAGGGCAAGAAACTAGAACAGTACACTGTTACGGACGAAGATCTGGCCGAACTGAGAGAAAAGAAGGCCGATCTTACAGTAAATATAAATACGATAAATGAAGAGCTGGAATTCTTTAATTCCAACGAGTCTTGTCCTACATGTAAGCAGGCCATCGACAAGAGCCATAAGTGCCAGATTACGGACAATAAGAAGGCTAGGCTATCAAAGCTGGCCACCAATGTCGAAGAGCTTATAAACGCCATTAGCTGGTACGGTACGACCCTCAAGGAGAAGAAGGCCACAGAGGAGCAGATCAAGGAGCTTGTCCGTGAGGTCAAGTCTAATGAGCGAGAAATGGCCAATCTAGAAAAGGTCAAGGCTGGCTATGAGCAGGATAGAAACTCTATCAGCGAATCTCAAATCAATGAAGTAAAGATTCAGCTTGAATCCGCCAAAAATGAAAGAAAGAGTAAAGAAAATGCTCTATCTTCACTCGAAAAACAACAAAATGATCACGAAATTGTTGTGGATCTATTGAAGGATGGGGGTATAAAGGGCAAGATTGTCAATCACTATCTTCCCATTATAAATAAGTTAGTGAATAAGAATCTCAGTAACATGGGATTCTTCGTGAAGTTCAATCTTGATGAGCAGTTCAATGAAAAGATTGAAAGTCGGCATCGTGACGAGTTTTCGTATCTGAGTTTCAGCGAAGGAGAAAAGATGAGAATCGACATTTCTCTACTCCTGGCTTGGCGGGAAGTTGCAAGAATGAAGAACAGTCTTCACTGCAACCTACTCATCCTTGACGAAGTATTTGACTCGTCGCTGGATTCTATCGGAACAGACGAACTCATGAAGCTGCTAAACAACCTAAAGAAGGGTTGCAATGTCTTTGTAATCAGCCACAAGACAGATCAACTCCATGATAAGTTCAAGAGTACGGTTACTCTTGATAAGAAGAATAATTTCAGCAGATTGGTGCAAATATGACACTTAATTATGTTGGAAAATTTAAGATTTCGAATCCAGACGGTACACTCAAGGTATACGGCGAAGGGGATATTGTAGAGAAAGAAGGCAAGTATTTTTATGCCTCCGCAGAAATAAGCGGTTTCTCCCCTGAGCACGGTGAAACAAGGGGTTGGAGACTCCTGAACTCCGCAGGAGTTCATGTGGGAGCCTCTGCCCCTTACGAACCAGTTGTTGGTCAGAGATGGTTTAATACAACTGTTGGTATGTTGTATGAATATGTCTATGACAACAACTCGTATTCTTGGGTAGGTATTCTATGAAAAAAGATCCACTTTGGAAAATCATTCGGGCCAGAAAACTCGCAAGATTCTTTAGAAAGAAAAAACTTCGTGATATACGTCATGTCACGAAGAAATTAATGCACAATTTGCGTGACGGAAGCCTTGACTTTTATGACTATTTGCAGGACAATACCTGATTGAAAGGTGAATTTTATATTATGAAAACTACAACTAAACTAACTCTCAGCAAGCCAACGATCCAGATTCTGAAGAACTTCTCGGTCATCAACAGCAATCTGTTGATTCGTCCAGGAAACAAGCTTGTTACGATGTCCTCCTACAAGAATATCGTGGCAGAAGCCATGGTAGAGGAGACATTTGAACAGGAATTTGGTATCTGGGATCTATCCCAGTTTCTTGGAATCATCACGCTGTTTGAGCAGCCAGAACTAGAGTTCCATGACAAGTACATGGAAATCTCTAATGAGGCTGGCTCATCGGTCAAGTATTTCTATTGTGAGCCAAAGCTCATCACTAGCCTACCACCGAAGGCACTCAACATGCCAGCAGCAGTCCTTCAGTTCCCTCTGACGGAAAAGAAGCTTCAGGAACTACAGAAGGCATCTAGCGTTCTTCAGGTATCTGACATGTCGATCTATGCTGAGGATGGAGAAGTCTTTGCCAAGGTCTGCGACAGCAAGGACAATACAACCAATAGCTATTCGATCAGCCTTGGTTCTACTGAAGACTGCCTAGATTCGGACTACAGCGATGACTTTGAGTTCCGTCTGAAGATGGAAAACCTTAAGCTAATTCCTGGCAGCTACGATGTTCAAGTCGGTAGCAAGGTCATTACTAAGTTCACTTCAAAGAATCTAAACCTCACCTATTGGATTGCTCTGGAATCTGGTAGCAAGACTGGAGAGTAATATGAACGCTGATCAATACCTGTGGGTCGAAAAGTATCGACCCCAGACGCTATCTGATTGCATCTTGACAACGGAACTAAAGTCAACCTTTAGTCAGATGATCAAGAGCGGTGAGTTGCAGAACATGATGTTTGTTGGTAACCCTGGTTGTGGTAAGACCACAGTTGCTAAGGCTCTCTGCAAAGATCTAGGATGCGACTATATCCTCATCAACTGCTCAGAGGATGGCAACATCGATACGCTCCGGACCAAGATCCGTAGCTTTGCCAGCACGGTATCTCTGACTGATTCTAAGAAGGTAGTGATTCTGGACGAGTTTGATTATAGCAATGCCCAGAGTATTCAGCCTGCCTTGCGTGGGGCCATTGAGGAGTTTGCAGCCAACTGCCGATTCATCATGACATGCAACTGGAAGTATCGAATCATTGAACCTCTGCACTCTCGTTGCACTGAAATTAATTTCAACAGCATGGGAAGAGATGAAAGTCCAAAACTTGCCAATGAAATGTACAAGCGTACATGCAAGATTCTTGATACAGAGAAGATTAAGTACAGTGAAAGGTCCGTTCAGCAACTCGTAGTCAAGCACTTCCCAGACTTCCGACGAGTTCTGAATGAACTTCAGCGATACTCTGTCTCTGGCGAGATCGATGTTGGTGTTCTATCTGATGTCAAGGATATCGATGTTGCCAAGCTGATTGTTTGTATGTCCAAGAAGGATTTCAAGGGAGTTCGTGAGTGGATTGTTAAGAACATGGATAACAGTACGGATATCTTCCGTAAGGTCTACGACAATCTATCTGACATGCTTGTTCCTACCAGCATTCCACAGGCCATCACGATCATTGCAGAGTACCAGTACAAGGCTGCTTTCGTTGCGGACCATGAGATCAACATGACCGCCATGATGGTGGAGATTCTAATGAATTGCGAGTTCAAGGGAATCAAGCAATGAATCTAAGTAAGGTACTTGAATCCATCAACTATACAAAGGAAGATGTCCTTGACCCAAACGGCAAGGACTATGTTCCTTTTATTGTTAACAAGTCTCTATCCTACTTCATGGATACTGTGGCCTATGCCAACGAGATGAACAAGTACCCGTTCCTAGATAAGAGAATGCAGTACGACTACCTCAAGGGGTCTATTCGTAAGCGAAAGCGGTTCAGCGGATGGGTCAAGAAGGACAAAAGTGATGTAATTGATGCCATCATCAAGTATTACGATGTCTCTTACCGTAAAGCTTTGGAGTACGAAAAGCTTCTGACTGAAGACCAAAAGCAGGAAATCCTGAAGCATATCCAAACATTCAAAATTTAATAAATATCCTTGTATGGAGATATTATGAGTACAATTGATGAGGATATTTTTCAAGGTTTGGGTGTAGAGGTTAAACTAAAGTCTGAGCAAGACTTTCTGAAGGTAAAGGAAACTCTTACTCGTATTGGAGTTTCTTCCAAACAAGAAAAGAAGTTATACCAGTCGTGCCATATTCTGCACAAGAGAGGCAGATATGCCATTATGCATTTCAAGGAGATGTTCGTTCTTGATGGACTTAAGAGCGATATGGATGAAAACGATCTGGGTCGTAGGAACGTAATCGTGAAACTTTTGACTGAATGGGGCTTGATACTTCCAGTAGATGCGAATAGATATAAGGAACCCCAGTTGGGAATCAATCAAATCAAGATTCTTCCCCATTCGGAAAAGAAAGATTGGACCTTAATTCAAAAATATCATATTGGTAAAAAATAATGTATATTTGCAATGAAGATTATATGCCTCTTGATATAAAAGAGGCCGTTTACAAGTTTTTAAACAAGAGAAATGTTACCAAGCCAGTAGAAGTCTACTGGGGCAGAGGAATAGACGAAGCTGTATTCTTGTATAGCAAGGATAAGTCTAAGACTACTCTGGCCTTTATAGACGATCCTGTGATGACCGAATTTGCATTACAGAACTTGGTAGAAGTCGAATCTCGCTTCGATTTTATCTTGACAAATTCTCAGGAACTTTTAGAATACTCTAACAAATTTATTAATTATGAACATAGATCTTCGTGACATACCAGCGTATTGGATTAATCTAGAATCAAATACTAAGAACCGAGATAGAATGCAAGCATTGCTTGATGGTCTTGGTTTTAAAAATCATCATAGAGTAGATGCAGAAGTGCGTCCTGCTCCTCTAGGAACTCCAGAATCTGAAAAGCATTATGTCGGCGTGGCCGAGTCAATGTTCAAGATTCTTGGAAACAAAGAGATCAATACTCCATTCATTATTTTTGAAGATGATGTTGGAGTTTCAGAAGATTTTCGTCCTATGATTCAGATTCCGGACGAAGCGGATGCTGTATATCTTGGAGTTTCTACTGGCAATCGTCACTATATTACTCGTAGATACACCGACGATTACCTCAAGATAGGTGGGGTTTTGGCCCTTCATGCGGTTCTCTACCTATCAGAGGACTACAGAAACGATGTTCTGTCGTTTGGTAGAACAATCGTTCATAGATTCAAGAAGCCTATTGACATTGCAACTGCTTCGCTCCAGGAAAAAGCCACGGTAATTACTCCGAACAAGCCATTCTTTTATCAAAGCGATGAAGCAGCTGGCTTGAACAAGTGGCAATACCTAACCGACAAGCCATTGGAGAATCGTAATGTTAACTTTTAAACTTCTGGGCAAGTATGGCAGACTAGGAAATCAAATGTTTCAATACTCTTTCTTGTATAATGCAGGAAAGAAAACTGGATTTGAAATTGGTTTCGATCATTCCAAGAATCCGCAGATAGCATCTATTTTTAAATTGGATGCAAAAAACTCCGATAAAGTCATTCAGAAAAATATGGCTATTGAAAAGAATGATTTTGGATATTTCGATACTACTACTGTACCGGATGGTACAGACTTTATCGGTTACTTTCAAAATGAACGATATGCCAATGAACAGGAAACACATTTAAGAAAGATCTTCACATTTAAAGATGAAACACAAGAGAAATGCTATAAGTTCGTAAAAGAATTTAAAGAAAAAATAGGAAAGAAACTTGTATCAATTCATGTTCGTAGAGGAGATTATCTCAATATTCCTGATGCATTTGTGTTAGCAGATTTAAAGTATTATACTAATGCTTTGGACAAAATTGGCAAAGATTCTTTTTGCGTAATATTCACCGACGATAAGAAATGGTGTACTGAAAATTTTAAACATATACCAAATATCATTATGAACAATAATGAAGAGATGGATATGTGTTTGATGTCCATGTGCGATGATAACATTATTTGCAATAGCAGTTTTTCTTGGTGGGGATCTTGGCTCAATGAAAATTTGGACAAACAAATCATTGCACCAAGTAAGTGGTTTAATAACGGTCCTAAAAACTGGCAACAAATCTATAGAAAAGAAATGGTTCTAATCTAATGCTAATAGAAATTTCAAACCACATAACAAAGCCAATAACCGGAGTAGTGCAAGTAGGAGCACACACTGGCGGTGAATTAGAGTACATTTCTACTCTTAGTAGTAATGTTTTGTTGTTCGAACCACAAAAGGATGTTTACGAACAACTTATCAAGAAACTGAAGCCCGGAATGATTGCCGAGAATATTGCTTTAGGAGCAACTTCACAAAAGGCAGTCAAGATGTATAAGGAAAGAGATAATCAATCTCAGTCAAGCTCTCTGCTTGAACCTGGTATTCATCTACAACAGTATCCATCTATTAAATTTAATGATGTAGAGTATGTTGATATTGTTACATTAGATGAGTATTTAAAGGAATCAAAATACAATTTGATGATGTTGGATGTCCAAGGTTATGAACTTGAGGTTCTAAGAGGAGCTAGTAAAACTCTAGAGTCTATTGATTACATTCTATGCGAAGTTAATAGAGCAGAGGTCTACAAAGGATGCCCAGATGTAAGCCAAATAGACAATTATCTAGCACAGTTTGGTTTCAAGAGAATTGAGACTAATTGGGCTGGTTGGACATGGGGCGATGCATTCTATGCAAAGATCTAAGATGAGAATAGGATCCATCGGATCGCCGTTTTCACACGATTTATCATCGTGTCATGGGCATAAGCCAAAGAACTTTGTATGGGAGCATAACGCAAATTGCCCAATACTGGTATGCTTTGAGCCTTCATATAACATTAAGGACATAGAAAAAATAAATGCCAAAAAATTTCTGTGGCTTTGTGAGTCAAAAGAAATATATTTCAATATTTATTCTGATATATTGAATAATTTAAATTCTTTTAAAGATAAGTATATAAAGATTTTCACTCACGATAAAAGTATATTACAAATCGATCCTATTTTTGAATATTGCCCACCAGCATCAAATAAAAGCTGGATAAGACTAAAAAAGATAAATTATAAAACTAAATTAACTTCTATGTTATGTTCTGGAAAAAATAAAACTTCTGGACATAAATTTAGAAATAGTTTGATGGGATTTTTTAAAAAGGAAAAACTACCTGTTGATTTATATGGAAAGAGTATAAAATATATTGAGCATAAAGAAACTGCATTAGCAGACTATTGTTTTTCCTTTGTTGTTGAAAATGGTAAGTATAGTAACTATTACACAGAAAAAATAATGGATTGCTTTGCCACCGGAACAATCCCGATTTATCATGGTTCTCCAGAAATATTTGACTTATTTAACAAAGACGGTATAATCTTATTGGAAGATAAGATAGATTTTTCTATGTTAACTGAAGACTATTACCATTCAAGAATACATGCAGTAGTTGATAATTTCGAAAGAGAACACGATCATCCTATTGCTGATGATTTTTTATACGATCAAATAATTAAATTTATATGAAACCAATTATTTTTAATGCAGATTACTTACTAGATCCAAATCTAATGGATTTTAGTAAACAGATAGAAATTCATGTCACCAGATTTCTTAAAAATGCTGATCCACAGCACAGATTACAAAAACCACCACGAACTATAGCCATCCAAAATGGATATGATATTAATAATACAAACTTTAAAGTTTTTATAGATTGCAACGAACCAAAAGTTTGTATAATGAAAGAAAAACAAGATATAGTTTTGGGTTTTGGAAAATATTATGATTTGATCTTAACCTCTACACAAGAAGTCTTGGATCAATTGCCAAATGCTAAAAAATTTGTCTATGGAACAACATGGTTAAATAAGAAAAACTCTGGCCCTGTTTATTTGGGAGAAGTCGATGAAAACTTTACTGAATTTGATCTAATCAAAGAAAATTCTGTAAGCTTTTTAAAGAGCAATAAAACAAACGCCATGATTAATATTGTTCCTGGTTATGCCTTTAGAGAAACCATATGGCCTCTTAAAGTTAAATTGAA